GCTCAAGAGCTTGCGGAGCTGGAGCCCCACGTAGCGCTTGCCTTCGCTGAAGTCGGTCTCCCGCGTGCCGCCGTGATCGTCGGCGCGGAAGGAAAGTTCATCTGCACAAGCAATCCGGCCGATGATGGCCTCGATCACCCGCTTCTGTTGTTCGGCCGTAGCCTCCCCTTGAGCGGCCATCTTGATCGCCAGGACATCAGCCTTGTTCAGGAGCCCAGGCCCAACGACGGGCGAGACATGGACCTCGACAGGACGCCAAGGGCGCCAAGGCGCAAGTTTAGCCACCCATCACCCCCGCGGTCTGCGGAGACGGACCCTGCTCCGCCAACTGGGCCGCCATCTGGGCCTGGCTCACCTTTTTGGCGACCTCGGCACCCGTGCCGACCAGACCGGCCATCTTCTGCATGTTGGCCATCTGCATGGCCGCCTGCTCTTCCGCCGCCCGGGCCTCGTCGCTCTTGAACCACCCGGCGGGTGCGCCGGCACCGTGCAGGGCATCACGGAGCATCTGGTTGACATCGACCTCGGCCAAGGCCTCCGGCTTGATCTGAGCGGCCGCGGAGAGGATGCCGACGCTCTCCTGGAAGGCCATCACCTTGCGCTTGGCCATTGCCTCACGCAGCGGGTTCACAAAGCGGAAGCGCACGTCGCGGCCTCTCAGTGGTTCAGGGATCATGTCAGGCGGGCCATAGGCGCCGAGGCGAAGGCCGCGGGACATGACGGCATCCAGCACGGCTGCGTTGTATTCATCCTCGAGCGGCTCAAAGAGTGGCAGTGCGTTGCGGACATACTCTTCGACCAGCCGGGCCGTCTCATAGGCTGTCTTCTCCCTGCTCTGCGGCAGGTTGATCTTCGACAGATAGAAGGCCTCTGCGAGCATCTGGCGCTGACGCTCGAGAAGATCGACGCCCAGGCCCACGTTGCGGCCGAGGTTCAACGGCCGGAGGGCCTCGCCTAGGCGCTCGTCATACTCGCGATCAACCCAGGTGATCCCGCCGGCTGCCAGATCCACCTCTGACTTGATCGCCTCATGAGTGGCGACCAGCGGGGGATCGACCGTCTTTTCGGCCGCCTCGATGAGCGTCAGCATCATGCGTTGGATCAGGCGGGCGTTGGGGAGGGCGATGATGGTCGCCGGGCTAAAAGCATACTGGCTGGTCGAGACCTTGGACCAGCGAGGGACCACATAGGGCATCGAGGGCTCGGGGATCTCAGCCAGGAGCTCGCCCTCTTCCGTGTACCAGACGCTGACATACGGCATGCCGCCGAAGGTCTTCTTCGCCCCATAGGGCGAGTAGAGATCCTTCTCGACGGCGCAGTGCCGGATCGTGATCTCGCACATCGGATCCTTGTCCAGCTTGGAGCGCCACTTCATCGGCACCTTGTTGGCGCCAAACTGCCGGGCAAGGTTGGCCAGGGTGATCTTCTGCTTGCGGTGCAGCGCAGAAACGCCACCGATCTCATCCTCGGCCCAGGCGCAATCACGGAGATGCCAGGCCCGCATGACGATGCCGTTGCGGTCCTTGTTGTCCACGATTGAGATCACGGCATTGCCGAAGGCCGCGAGGTCATTATCGGCCTCGGCTGCGGTGCGCCGCATATTGGTCGCGGGGTCATAGAGGATGCGGCCTGTCACCTTGTCCATATACTCGAGGTAGGCGCGGACGTTCCGGTCCTGCTCGAGCTCGTCATCGACATGGGCCTCAAACCACTGCTGGTTGCTGGGGCGGAGCATCGATGCGAAGGCGTTGGCAAGATCTCGGCGAACGAGCTCGGGATAGCTGTCAACCTGGTGCGAGGCGAACTCGTTGCCGAGCTCGATCTTGGTCGTGAAGTCGGCGCGAGCCGAATAGAAATTGGTGGCGATTTCCTGGCAAAGGCTGTCGAACGGTGCCTTGGCTTCGAAGAGCTTGTTGCCCCTCTTCATCAGCTCTTTCGCGTTATCATCCATTCTCACAGTCCTGTTTGCATCATCCGGTTCGGAGACCGGCGGAGTGAAATCGTTCTGGCCTTCCTGATCTCAGGTTCCGGCAGGTATCGTGGGCCGAGTGCCCGAAGGGTAATGGACCCCCGCACCGGCTCCACGAGCGCCGGCTTCGGCTGTTCGCGGAAGAGCGAGACCACCTTGGTCCGGATCTCATGGGTCGCCTCGACCACGTCAAAGCGCCGGGGGTCGATCGTGACCGACCTGGTCGGACGCTTCTCGGCAGGCGCGTAAGCCCGGAGCTCCTCGACCCGATCAAGCGCCTCGGCCTTCTTCTGGCGGGCAAGAGCAGCAAGTCGCTCCTCCTCCATCTGCCGCAGCACGGCCTCGTCGATGACGATCTCGCCCGCCTCGACGGGCGGCGGGAGCTGCGGCGCCTGCGGCTTCGACTTGTTCTGTCGCTTGGCCCATGTGCCGTAGGACGGGGCGACGACGAAAGGCTCAGCCGGGGCCGACGACGCGTTACCATCTTGCGTTGCGTTTACAGCGCCCGACACCCGCACCGCTACCGATGCCGAGACCGACTGAGCATCCTGCGACAGAGACGCCGTGCCCGACGCTACGCCCGGCGTGAATATCGCGCCCGAAGCACTGACTGTATCGCCTGCCTGCGAGGCTGAGAGGCCTGCCTTTACTTGGACAGTGCCTGCCGCCGAGAGGGTGTCGGCGAACTGCGAGAGAGAAGCACTGGCGACAATGCCTGCATCGCTGCTCGCCGATACAGAGTTTTCGGCCTGAACGATGCTGGCGGATCCCTGAACCCGCACAGATCCAGCGGCGGATGCTGTGTCGCTCGCCTGCGTCTGAACAACGCTGGCTGTGATTGCATTTCCAGAGGACGCCGAGAGCGTGTTGCCAGCCTGCTCGACTGCGAGGCTCGCCTTGACTGCAACGGTGCCCACCGACGCAACGGTATCGCCCGCTGCAGTGGCATTGACTGCCCCTGCAACCGTAACCGTACCAGCGGAAGAAACGGTATTACCCGCTGCCGTGCTTGCAAGGCTAGCAGAGACAACCACGGAGGTTGCCGAAGAAACGGTGTTCCCGGCTTGGGATAAAGACGCGCTGGCCTCGACTGGAGCTGTGTCGAAAATGCCGACATCAAATATGCCTGTGTCGAAAATGCCGGGCATTGTCTTACGCCTCCGATCCCGGTGTGGTCGGCCAGATTACGGCATAAGGGAAGCCAGCCTGTGACGGCACGTCCCGCAACTCCTGCCGGTAGGCAGCCCACGGCGTCGAGGTGGCGTCGGGGATATCCTTGCCCTGCGTCCAGTCACAATCGGCCAGTCGCCTGTTCCTGTCAGCCCGCACTCGGCTGGCCTCGGCATCACGGTCGGCGTCCATCTCCTCTTGCGTCTTCGGCTGGACCTCGACGGTATAGGCCCATCCGTCCTGCACATAGGGCGGGCAGGAAACGAGCTTCTCCGTCATCTGGTCGTAAGGAAGGAACACGTTTACCTTCACCGCGCCGTTCTCTGCCAGAAACTCATCTGACGGCCCATTAGGGGGGAACGATGTGTTGCGGAACACATCCCGGTAGTCTGCCACAATCCCGTCCTTGTAGATCAGCATGGGTTCCTCACAGATCAGGGAATGCCGCAGTCGGCGGCGTGAAGTTTGCGGTGTAGCGGGCTACGCCCTTGGTGATGCGGAGGTCGTCGATGTAGCCGTTGAGCGCGTCACCGCCTGTGCGGTTCGCGCCGACATACATGGCCTCCGTCTGGGCGAAGTCAGTGCTGACAGTCCCTGTACCGTCGTTTGTGCCATTGATGTATATATTCGTCTGGTTGGTGCCCGTGCCCGAACGCACGACAGCAATGTGATGCCATGTGGAACCAGACAGAGTGCCAGTCGAGGTGATTGTGCTGGTGCCGTATGTGAACACCACATTGTTGCTGGCATTCGTGGAGACAAGCCAACCAGTTGTGGACGCCCCCTTGCCGACGATACCCCTCGCAGATCCGGTTGCGCTCAGGTAAAACCAGAACTCAATCGTGAAGTTGCCAGTGCCGAGACGCAGATCAACGCTATCAGGCGTCAAGAGCCAGTCACCCGTACCATCAAACGCCAGCGAACCCGTGCCAAACTTCTTCACGCTGGTGCTGATCTGCGCGTTGCCAACCGTCTCCAGAACATTGTCTGCGGCGTTGTCGATGATGCCGCCGTTGGTGAAGTTGAGAAGCAAGGCCACGTTAGTTGTAGCA